CCGAAACAGTCCTTTTGGATGGAGAATAGAACCCCTCTGAGAAGGGTGGTTCTAGGCACACACAATGAAGTATGTTTATTTGTAAGCCTAGACCCTTTCTTTAGAGTCTATTGTCTCCGGGCTGATAACCACCGTGTTATTTTCGGAACACGGACCAGAGTGATCTTCTTTTGTCAAGTGTAAACACTTTTCAAGTGAGGAAGTTTCCTCAGGTATTACAATACCAGGAGTCACAAAGGACCCGATGTGGTCGATCATACCGATGACGTTTGTCAGTTTCATAAAGGAACGCAACGCTTGGTCTTGTACGTGTGAAGATTTCCCAACCCCTCCCACCAAAGCAGTTAATACTTCAATGGTATGCGAGAGAAAGTCAGGAACTTGGGGCAGCGCTTCTTCAGCGCTGGAGATAAAAGATGTTAAATCATCCCATGATCGGCCAGTTCCAGCTTCGACATCATAGATGTTAAAGTTTGGGAGTTTGGTCGCGATCTGGATCTCCTTAAGTGGCATCCGATATTTCTCGGTCCACCGTTCAAAGGCGCTCTTCCGAGCCTCCTGAAAGACTCTTCTTAGCAACCATTCGATGTCTGGAGAGATGAGCTGGGAAACCCACTCATCGAAGACCTCTAACCGTTTCCGGTTACGAAGGAAATCTCCGTAGACAGTATTCACCCATTGGGCAAAAACCGCTATAAGCGCGTTTTGCTGTTCCATAGAAATATGGTCGGCATAAGTCTTGAAATTTTGGGTCCACAGATTCTTCTTCGCCGCGAAAGCGCCAAAGAAGGTCTGTAAGACTATATTTCCAATACCTGCGAACCCGTATCGGGTTGTGCCAGGAACCAAAAGACTAGATAAGACCCAAGCTATGGTGGGATTAATACCTCTTAATACCATAGTTGGACGAATCCAGCGATTGAAACTTATGTCATTGACGTACAGTTTTAATATGCTAGGAAGCCAACTTCTACTCGTAATTGAGCGCCATCCACGTCGTACAGCACGCAGAGCAAGTTCTGCTCGTGCGGGAAGACTCGTAATTTGCGCCTCCTCTTTCATTGAGAGGGGAGAGTAGTTGTTTGCTCCTAGGTAGGTTTGGTTAGCAAAGTTGAATAAACCTTCGCTCGAGACATAGCTTTTCGCTAAGCCAATCTGAATTCCGAAACTCGCACAGAGTCTTATGTACTCTTCAGCCACCTTACGGTTAGCAATAACGATATCATCTCCAAGGACTAAGTAGTCGATGAAGGATAGAATAGCTGAACGTCGAGTTACCCCAACGTTAACCGCGGCGAAAAGAACCACAGCATGATGAATCAGTGCCATGGACGCCCAACTCGTCAAAGCTCCCATTGGTTGCCCAGTAGTATAACGTACTTGTGTCCGTTCCAGGTCAGGATACGCCTTCATCATAGAAGTAGGGACTTTAAAGTCTCTATTCACGAGAAGTTCGAGCCAAAGATCTACCAAATGCTGCGGCATCACATAAGAGAATAAGACTCTATACAGGGCTAACGGAATTGTATCCGTCGCTGATTTAAGGTCGAGAGACCAAATCTCAGTGTACCCTCGAGTAGAGAATTCCTTAGTTTTGCCTTCTTGATCAAATGTGGCGTCTTGCGGTAATTGCCGTAGGATGTCAAACATCCAATCGTGGAGAGGTTTGAGGACAAAATTGGTCCAATAATCTACAATTGCTATGGTCCGGACTTTCCCGGCTGCTTCATATAGGTT